CATCTGACCGCCGACTTCGATCTCCTTCATCTCGCGGAAGTCAGGCAGGTTGCGCTGCTCCGCCAGGGGGCGCCAGGTCTGCTGCTCCTCGCCGTAGGCAGCCTTCAGCGTCACGCGCTGGATGCTGGCCATCAGCAGCGGGAAGTCGCTGGTGCTGTGCAGGGCGCGCACTGCGATCTCGCTCTTGTCCATGCCGCGGGCGTTGATGCCGGCCATGTCCAGCGACTCGCGGGCCATGTCGAGCAGCGTGGTGCCGCGATACTCGCGGGCAGCCTCAGCCTGGTCGAGGGTGGCAAGGCCAGCGCGGACCTTCAGGTAGTCGAGCTTGGCGGCGGCGCGCTTCTGCCCGTGATCCTGCGTGACCTCGATGCGGCTCTGAGCCGGGGTCTTGCGCTCCTCGGCCGAGCGAGCGTCGATCAGCTGCATGCGGGCTTCGTCAAGCGCCACGCCATCGGCGATCAGCTTGTGGGCCAGCTCATCGCCGACCTGCAGCTTGCGGGCAGCGTCGAGGATGCCGGCAGCGCGGCGGCGCTCTTCAGCGCGCACGGCCTCCAGATCCACTACGGGCGCAGCAGGCGCAGCAGCGCGGGATTCAATCTTGTTCTCGGGCGCAGCCTCAGCGGCCAGCGCCCCCTGGTTCAGTTCGTCCATGGATCGCTCCTGTTGGAGTTGGGTGGGGGTGGGCTCGTCTGAGCGCACCTGGGCCCCGGCGTCGGCCGGGATCGGGACCAGCGAGAGCTCATAGGGCTCCCAGTCCACTGCGCGCTCGACCGGCACAGCGCCGGTCTCATCACGCTCGGTCTTGTGGACTTTGTAGCCCACAGACACGTTGCGATAGATGCCGTCGATCACGTCCTGGAAGATCGGCTCGACGTCATCACGCCGGCTGAACTTCACGAGGGCGCGGCCCTCGTTGCCATTCAGCCATGCTCGCTGCACCACGCCGATCTGGCTGCGCAGCGAGAAGGAGTCGTGCGCATCGAGCAGCGGACCCCCCTTGTTCAGACGGTCCAAACGCACGGCGCCGGGCACCATGCTGAGCTCCTCGATGTAGTCGCCGCGCGACCAGCTGGCGCGCCTCACCTGCGCGCCGGTCGACCAGACCAGCTCAACAGTTCGCTCCTCGACGTTGATCGTCTCGGGGGCGAACATTGCCCGGGTCTGTAGGAGACCGTCGCTCATGTGCACTCCTTCATCGCCACGATTCTAGGGTCAGCCTGCAGCAGGGGTTCTTGGCGCTGCAGGCGCTGGCGGTTGCTCAGCTTCAACCGGTGGCTCGCCGGTCGGCGGCTGCACCGATCCCATCGGCCGCGCCTGCGTCAGGCCGGCCGCGCTCACCTTCCGCGGGTCGCTGTCGAGCACGATGCCGGCTGCATCCAGCTGACCGTTCCATTCCTGGATCTGCCGCAGCACTTCGTCCGGCTCATATCCATCAGCGCGGATCGCTTCCTGCGGCGGCAGCAGGCCCGCGCGCACGCGCGAGATGGTGCTGCTCGTCTCGCTCTGCGGGTCGTAGAGCTCACGGCGCGGCGGCGTCCAGTCGGCGCTCAGTCCTTCGGTCGGCACGCCAGCGCTCGAGGCCTGCGTCGCCCACCAGCTCCAGATTCGATCGAACGCCATCGGCGCCAGCACCTGCCAGGTGTCGCTCTGCAGCCGCCGCTGAAAGCCGATCCAGCCCATCCGGCCCTGGGTGTAGCTCCCGCCCGAGTAATCCCCCGTCAGCTCTTCGTAGGTGATGCCGATGCCGGCCGCGATCTCCAACAGGTAGGTCTTGATCACCCGGTCGATCTCGCCCGCTGCTGGCGGGTTGATCGTCCTGATGTCCTGGCCGGGGCCGAGCCGCACAATGCCGCCCGGCTCGATCCGATCGCCGATCGTGCTCTTCTGATCGCTCGTGCCGTCGAGATCCACCACAGCCGCCGCGAGGCAGGCCGCCACCTTCTCCTTCATCAGCCGCGCGTCGAGCAGGTCGCCCAGGTCCTTTAGCCGCACCATCACCGGCGCCAGGCAGCTGACGCCGCGCGTCATGCCAGGCCGCTCTGGCGTGAACAGGTGGATGATCTGATCTGCCGGCACCGTGTTGCTCACGATGCTCGTCGCTTGCACCGCGCTCTCGCCCGGGTGGTAGTTGTAGATCCAGAAGCTCTCGCGGCGGCCCTCGGCGTCGTAGACGATCCCCCGCTTCGTCCACCCCTGGCCCGTTGCGCCCGGCGTGTCGTGGTTCTCGTCGATCCAGTCGCCCTCCATCACCTGCAGCTGCAGGGGGATCGTCAGGGCCAGGCGTTGCATCGTCGCCCGGCTCGGCGTCCGCATCCTGATCAGCACCTCGCCCGACTCTTTCCAGCAGCGCACCACCTGCGCCATCAGCCCGTCAAAGTTCAGCAGGCCGTGGTAGTCGCACTGGCGCGGGTCTGCCATCCACCCACGCATCAGCTCCGTCACGCGCTCGCCCTGCTTCCCATTGCGCCGCGACTGCTTCGCCTTGAAGCTCCAGCCGGCGCCGATCAGGTTCGTCACCCAGCTCTCGATCGCCTTCTTGGCGTAGGGGTTGTTGCGCACCAGGTCGCGCGCACGATCCCGCTGGACGCCGAAGCCACGCGCACTCGCTGAGTCAGCGCTGCTGCCCTGCGTGATCCAGCCATCTGTCCGCCGGCCACGCGCCGCCGCGTCGTAGCGGCGCATCTGATCGAGCTGCAAGCGGGCCGCCTGGCGCCGGAGCGCCATCCGCGGTGCGATCGTCGCCAGCAGCTGCTCGAAAGGGTTCATTCGTAATCCCGCACCACGGCCGGGTAGTCGATCCGCACGGCCGGCGCAGTGGCGGCCGCCAGGCTGCTGGCGATCAGGTTGCGGGCCCGCATCAGGTCGCTCATCGACTGGTACTTCACGACCTTGTCGTCGTAGCGCACCTCCAGGTAGCCGCCGGCAATCGCTTCCTCGATGGCGGCCAGATGCGCCTGCGTGAACGTGCTCATCCCAGCTGCCTCCTCCCGGCCATGCTACTCAGTCCCAGAAGCTCGATCCTGATGGCCGCGGCGCCGCCTCATCCTCCTGCACCGGCGCAGGCCGCCGCTCCTCACGCTGCAACCCGCCGGTGCGCTCTGTCTCCCAGCGATCCTCGCTCCAGCGATCAGCGCCGACTAGCGCCGCCGCGGCTCGCGCATACACCCGGCAGTCGAGCGCCTCGTTGCGCGGCCTGGTCTTGATCCACTCAAACCGGTTGTAGCCCCGCCGGTCGATCGTGTTCGTCAGCCGCTCGGCGCAGAGCTGCCTGAAATACTCCTCGCCGTGCTGCGGGAAGTGGCACCAGCCATGCGGCAGGCCATCGCCGTCGTCAGGCATCGGCCGCCGCAGCCAGCCGTAGAGCTCGCTCTTCGCCGTGCTGCTGCCGACCGGCCACACCTTCACGCCGCCGCGCAGCGCCTTGCCATTGCGCAGCACCTCGACGCGGCCCGGCGTGCCAATGATCGCTGTCTGGCTCTCCTGGCCCTTCACAGCGATCACGCTGTTGCCGGCCTGGCCACGCACCCAGCGGTAGACCTCCTGGCTCCTGAAGCCCGAGTCGATCGCCGTCATCCTGATCGGCAGCCGCTGCCCGTCGCCGCGGCCGAACTCTGAGCGCACGAACTTCGTCAGCTCGCGCCACACCGCCGGCTGCGCGGTGTCGCCCGCCAGCACCTGGTAGTCGAGGCTCCAGCTCTCCATCCCAGGGCCCCAGCCCACCACCTCCAGCTCGAGGCGGTCCATCTGCACGTCCACGCCGCAGGTGATGAACACCACGCCGTCGGGCACCGTGCCCAGCTCGTAGAGCTCCCGCCGGTTGTAGAGCGCTTCCCAGTCCGGCGCCTCGCCGTCGTCGTTCCAGCACTCGGCCAGCACCGTGTTCCACCACGGCTTCAAGTCCGCCGGGTTGTCCTTTGCCTGCTCATAGCCGACCGCTGCTTCAGTCCAGCTGAACCAGCCCAGGGGTGAGTAGAGCGCCGAGCAGTGGTAGCCCTGCACTTCGCGGTCAGGGAACAGCGGCTCCCACCATTCCTCGTCGAACACCTCCGGGTCATACCACCAGGCCTTCGCGTCTTCGCTGATGCCCTCGCCGCACGCCTCGCAGATCAGCACCGGCGGCGTCCGCAGCGTGTTCGGCAGGCCAGGATCCCTCGGGTCGTACCGGATCCGGTCCCACTCGATCATCTGCTGATGCCCGCAGTGCGGACAGGGCAGCTTCAGCTGCTGCTGATTGCTTGTCTCCCACTTCGACCAGATCGGGCTGCGGCCCGCGATCGTTGGCGTCGATGTCCACGCCTGCTTCTTCCGCACGCCGAACGTCCGCGTCCGCGCGCTCACGATCGCCAGCGGGCTGCCTTCCTCGTCCACGTCCGCCGGCCAGCGGTCGATCTCGTCGCCGCCCAGGAACCGGATCGGCATCGACGCCAGGCCGCTCGCTGCATTGGCGCCGCCCAGGATCAGAAAGCCGCCGGTGAACTCCTTCATCAGCTGCGTGTTGCCGCTGTCCCGCTCGCGCGGCGCCTTCACCTTCTCGCCCAGGCTTGGCGTCGCCTCGATCATCGGCGCGATGCGCATCTTGCTGTAGCGCTTCGCCATGTCGATCGTCGGCTGCACAAACAGCGCCGGCCCCGGCTGGATGTCCATCACGTAGCCCATCCAGTTGTTGAGCATCTCGCTGTTGTGCGTCGGAATCAGCTCGCGGCCGCAGAGGTAGGTGTGAGTGTCGGCCGCCACGCTGATGCAGCGCACTGGCACGCTGGGCACCGACTCAACGTCCACGATCCGTCGGCGCCTGACTTCACTGGGTCGTCCGGTGGCCGCATCACCCATTCGATCCTTCTTCCGCTGCAGGCGAAACACCGGCAGGCTTCGGTAGGCAGTGAAGCGGATCGTGGTGTGGCCAGGGTGGCGCCTGCGGACAGGCTTCAGACCCAGGGAGAGGATCAGGTCGAACACGTCGTCGGCCAGTTGCTCTGAGGCAAAGGTGACCTCATGAGCACCCTTGACCGTGCAATGCCCATCGGTGTCCATCAGGCCCCGCAGCAACTCGAGGCGCTGCTTCACAGAAGCACGCAGGTAGGCACCGGGGATTCGTTTCTTGCCTTTGCCCATCAGGCCCATGGCCCGGAGCTTCTCGCCCAGGCGTTCGGTCAGCACAGGATCCACCGGTTTGCCGTATTTGGATGCCATGGCCGACTGCCGATGGCACTCGGCGCAGCGCCAGGCGCGGCGGCCGCTTGCGTCGTTGAACCACTGCTTGCCGACTTTCTCGATGACGTGGCCACGGCGGCAGACCGATCGGTCGCGTGCCGAGTCGAGCAGCATGTTCACCGCCTTGCCAGACATCCACTCCGGCGTGCGGATCTCCACCCGCACGCCGCACGCCCGCAGATAGGGCGCCACCTCTTCAGCGTCGGCGGCTTCCATCGTCACCTGGTTGGAGTGGCTGTTCCCGTCACCCAGCCAGACCCCGAGCACATAGGGGTGAACTGGCAGCTCAGCAGCTGGCAGCCGTAGCGCACCAGCCACCGGCACTGCGTAGCGGTTGCGGTTCCGGTACCGGTAGCTGGTGGCAATCTCCCGCGTTGTCAGCACACGCCGCTCAGCGCCGCGCTTGTCGTCGTCCACCACCCAGCGGTGGTCCATGTCCGCCACCACCTGAGCGCCGTCGCTGAATGTGATCCGTGCGCACTCACGCCCGTGCATCACTGGCCAAGCATTGGTCACCTTCGTCGGTGCTCCGTGCATGTCGAACACTTCGTCGTCTTCCACCAGGTCGCCCATCGCCTTCCAGCCGCCAGTGGTCAGGATCGGCGTGTCGATGGCCAGCGCCTTCCCCATCTGCGCGCCGAACACCAGCACCACCTCCTGCACCGTGCTCGTCGCCGACAGGTCATCCATCGGCTTGCGCAGATACGGAGTCCTGGAAGTTTTCCACTCACCGTGCTCGCTGGACGCCTTCTGGCTCAACACCCTCCGTTGATCCGCCCACTCGCTCACCGTCAGCAGCGGGTCAGGCCGCAGCGTCCGCCAGAACGCCTTCAGCGCATCATCAGCCGACGCCAGATGCACGCACCAACTCCTCGAGGGCTCTCACATGATGCCGGTCGATCACCTGCAGCACTGCAGCGCGCTGCTCCTGGGTGAGCCCGCCGACGGCTGACGCGATCTCGCCCACCATCTGCTGACTCGTGCGCATCACCGCATCACGCACCTGCATCCCAGCAGCAGCAAACCCACGCTCAGCCGTCGACTTGTCCACCAGCTTGCCGGCCCGCTCCTCGTAATCGAGCTTGAGGAGCATCGCCTTGTAG